TAGCCGGGAACGGCTGCCGGTATTGGAACATAGCTTAGATGGCAGAGCGGCTGATATTTAATCAGTATGTCGAGGGTTCGAGTCCTTCTGTTCCAATTTTGTCATGAGTTGACATTCCCCCTCAAAAAGTACTCATCAGAAAACGATGGGTACTTTTTCATTATACTGTTGACATACGGTGTACCGTATGATATAATAGATAATGTAAGGAGGTGAGATGCAGATGAGAGGCGAAAGCCGAAAAAAGAAAAAGCCCAATAGCAAGTGGAAAGCTTGGCTGGCTGACCTGCTAAAGGACTTAATCGTTGGAATCATCCTACTGATTCTTAACAAGCTACTTGAGTAGCAGAGGAGGGCGAAAGCCCTTCTCTTAAGAGGATTATAACACACTCATCTGTATAAAACAAGAATGAAAGAATTGCTTAGAAATGTATTGCCGATCCTGGCCGTGTTCTTTTTTGCAAGAGCGGGATACCTTGCAATTAAAATCCTGGTGCATTGGTGGAGGGAACGCTATGCCAATCGGTAGTCCAAAGCCGCAGACGATTGCGACTAAGAAGTATGAACAGAAAGCTGGGTTTGTAAGTAAGTCTTACAAGTTACGGCGTGAGCTTGTAGATCAGTTTGCCGTCGCCTGCGAGAAGGCAGGCACCAGCCAGGCGGCACAGCTTACAAAAATGATGAAGGACTTCATCGAGGAACAGAATAAAGAATGAGAGAAGGGCACTCGGAAACGGGTGCTCTTTTCTGTACGCAAAAATGGGGTGATACGATGATTTATAAAAGATGCCCGCATTGTGGAAAAAGAGTGGCGGTAGGAAAAAAATGCGGGTGTGGATTTAAACGGGAGTATGCGGCACCGCAGGGGACAAGAAAGCTGTACCATACTTCTCGCTGGAATAAACTGCAGAAAACAATTGTTTCTTTTTACAATGGTTTAGATCCTTACGCAAAGAGTAAAAACAAAATTGAATATGCGAACATCGTTCATCACATTGTTCCTGCGGAAGAAGATCCGGAGCACTTCTGGGATTCAGAGAACCTGATCCCTCTGTCACGGTCATCCCATGATGAGGTGCACGTGAGGTACCGCTCCAGCCCTCAGGAGAAGCTGAAATGCCAGAATGAGCTGCGCTCATGCCTCAGATCAGCAGAAGACATGCTCTTGGGGTAGGGGGTCAGAAAAAGTACGGAGAGGGCGCCGCAAGACCGCCGTCCCTCCTTTCTTTTCACAAAATTCTAAAAACTCATCAAATTTATCCCCATTTATGGGGATAAAGGCGAAATACCCCCCAAAAACGGGGAGAAAGGAGAAACGTATGCCGAGACCGAGAAAGCCATTAGCGGCACAGACTGGGCATTTGACGAAGGAGACTCAGGAAACAAGAAAGTATGAAGAATCCCTTGTAAATGCGGGAAAAGATGAACTGGAAAACATTCCGGCTGCGCTTTTCCTTGACGCTGTAGCAAAGAAAGAATATAAGCGCACTCTGGAGAATTTGAGAAAGATCGATCTGATCAACAATCTCGACAGGGCAGCGCTTATTTCATATGCAAATTCATATGCTTTGTACGTGAAAACGTGTAAAGAGATCAAGGATACCGGGTTTGTGAGCGTCATAAACGGCAGACCGAACCCTCTGTTTGCAATCATGAATCAGGCAAAAAAGGAGATGGAGACCGCGGGAAAAGTCTTGGGAATGTCACCGACAGCCAGACTGCAGGCGGCATCTTCAAAGACAAAGGTTCAGGCGGAAGAACTGGAAGGAATGTTTGGTGATATTTGATGACGAACCTGGAAGAGATTACCAGATACGCAAAATCCTGCATCAATGGGGAGATCCCGTCGGGGCAGAAACACAAATGGGCGTGCGAACGGTTCTTAAATGACCTGAATCGGGTCGGAGATCCGGATTTCCCGTATATCTGGGATGAAGAACGGGCGGATAAGATCGTCAAATGGTTTGCGCTCCTCCATCACAGTAAAGGAAAGCTGTCAGGACAGCCGATCCGGCTGACGTCTTGGCAGAAGTTCAGAGAATGCCAGCTTTACGGATGGCGTCATAAAGATACCGGCTTCAAGCGCTTTAAGAAGGCATTTACCGAGGTCGGAAGAAAGAATGCAAAGTCTCAGATGGAGGCGGGCGAGGCACTGAATGAGATTTCTGAGCAGGCGACCAGGAACAAAGAGACCTATGAGGTGTACACGGCCGGAACAAAACGGGACCAGTCGAAGATCGTATTTAATGAGTGCGATCTTATGACGAGGGGAACGCTGCTCCGGACGAAATTCAACTTTAAACGGGATGAGATCATCCATATCAAGTCCGGGTCCTTTATCCGGGCGCTCTCCAAAGAGGATGGAAAGACCGGTGACGGAACAAACCCGGCGTGTCTGATTCTGGATGAGTATCATCAGCATCCGACCACGGATTTCTATGATCTGGGACTTGGATCTAATACAAAGGAGCCAATGCTGTCGATCATCACGACGGCCGGTAAGGATCTGACATATCCCTGTTACACACAGGAGTACGATTATTGCTCGAAGATCCTGGATCCGAATGTGGATGTACAGAATGATGAGTATTTCGTTGATATTTGCGAGGCAGATCCGGGCGATGATCCCGGCGCGATCACGACATGGCAGAAAGCAAACCCGATCCGCGCGTTCTATCCGGAGGGAATCCAGAAGATTGCGGAAGACTTTGAAGTCGCAAAACAGATTCCGGAAAAGATGATCGCTTTCCTGACGAAAGTGCTGAATATCTGGGTATCTGCGGTAAACAACGGATATATGGACATGAAGAAATGGAAGGCATGTGAGGTCAAGGAAGTACCAATCGAGCTGAAAGGGCGGCCGGTGTATATTGGATTTGATATGTCGGCGAAGATCGACCTGACGTCCGTGGCATTTATCGTACCGTATCAAATCGCGGAGATTGATAAGAGCGGGAGACCAATCGTCCGCTATTACCTTTGGACACACAGCTTTATTCCATCAATGGACCGGGTTAGAGAGCACATCATGAAGGACAAGGTCCCTTATGATGCATGGCTGCGCTTAGGGTATCTGGAGGTCACAGACACACCAATCGTGGATCAGTCGCGGGTCATGGAATATGTGCTTGATACCTGTAAGAAGCTGGAACTGGACATCCAGTGCCTGTGTTTTGACCCTGCGAACGCCAGTAAGCTGATGCTGGATCTCTCGAACGAAGGATATACGGTGGAAGAGGTTTACCAGAGCCACAAGTCCCTCAACGAGTCCACACAGGGCTTCCGGGAGCAGGTCTACTGTGGAAATATCCAGTATGTGCATAACGCACTGCTAAATTATGCGATGTCAAACGCCGTGACGCGGCAGAATAACGGTCTGATCAAGATCGATAAGGATGCCACCACAAAGCGAATTGACCCGGTGGACGCGACGCTGGCGGCTTTTAAACTGGCATTATATCACGATTTTGAAGCGGAAAACATGAATGATTATGTGGCGAGGTTCCTGGAGGAAATCGGATCATGAGTATTTTTAGTAAAATGAAAGAACGATCGATCAAAAATGAGATCTCAGCAGATTCTCCATCGGGGAACACGCTGGAAAAGCTATTGGAGCTTCTTGGGATCGACCAGACAAAGCCGAAGGCGATTGCTGAGACGACATATTTCACCTGTTTAAAGGCGCTTTCGGAGACTATGGGAAAGATGCCGTTGAAGTTCTACAAGGAAGATGAGAGTGGAGGACGGGTACGGGCGCCGACAGATAAAGCGGCTGACCTTCTGATGTACCGGCCGAACTCGATCATGACACCGGCGACCTTCTGGGCGACGATCGAAGCAAACTGCCAGCACTATGGAAACGCATATGTTTGGATGCAGACCGAATTTAAGCGGAAGAAATTCGGAGGGGAATATGTAGTCCGGGCATTCTGGCCGATGCAGTCAGACTGTGTGGATGTCCTGATGGATGATGCTGGCGTCTTTGGGGAAAAGGGACAGCTCTATTACCGTTATTCAGATCCGAAAACAGGAAAGACCTATACGTTCCGGCAGGACAGTGTTCTGCATTTCAAGACCTGGCTGACCTGGGACGGCATTATGGGAAAATCCGTGCGTGAGATCCTGAAAGATACGGTTACAGGTGCCGGAAACTCACAGTCATATCTTAATAGGATGTATGAAGGCGGCTTAACGGCATCCAGCGTGCTGCAGTATACCGGCGATCTCGACAAAACATTACGGACAAAACTTCAGAAGGAATACAATGATCTTCTCACCGGCGCAAAGAATGCCGGAAAGGTCGTACCGCTTCCTGTGGGAATGACATTGCAACCATTGACCTATAAACTGACGGATGCACAGTATTATGAACTCCGAAAATATACGGCGTTGCAGATCGCGGCGGCATTCGGAGTAAAACCAAATCAGATCAACGACTATGAAAAGTCCAGCTATGCGAATTCAGAAACGCAGCAGCTGGCTTTTTTAGTAGATACCATGCTGTTCCGGCTCACGATGTACGAGCAGGAGATCAATTATAAGTGCCTGACGGATAAGCAGCGGGGGGATGGATTCCTGTATAAGTTCAATGAGCGTGTTTTGCTCCGGACGAATGCGGAAACGCAGATGAAAACGATCACATCGGGAGTCCAGAATGGGATTTACACGCCGAATGAGGGAAGACATTTTCTGGATTTGCCATCTCTTGAGGGTGGAGATCAGCTGATCGTCAATGGAAACTATGTACCA